CCATCATAGTTTATTACATAAGAAATTTGATTGTTAAGCAACTCTATTTCAAAATAACTGCTTGTATTTTCTTTTTCAATTCTAAAAAGCGTTTGCTTAGTGCTAGAAGACTGAGGAAGCCTAAAACAGCCATAAAACGCAAAAGTAGGCTCTTTAATAAAATCAAAATTTTCAAAAAACAAATATCCTGAAACATTGTTCCAAGATGTATCTGGCCTAAACGTAAAAAAGTTTACTGAATCTGACTGCTGTATGGTTTTGCAACTGGCGAACAATTCACTCTCTGTCTTTGATGACAAAAATATTTTTGGAAGTGGAGCAGATGGCACAGACAAAGCCTTATTGACTATTGATGTATTGTCATTAAATGCTTGTTGCCAAGATCCAATTTTTGGATAAGAATAGTTTGAAGTATAATCAGCAAAAGCATAATCAATAAAAACAGACGTTCCGCTATAAGAAGTATTTATATTTTCTGGAACTTCTACCCCTTGGCCAAAAACGAATCTTCTTTTTGCCACGGCAGTTGGAACAACATAAGGATAAATTCCTACACAGTCTATCTCTATTGGATATATATCATCGTGTGCATAAAAGCCAATCCAGTCCTGATCCTTTTGGGTTTGACTCAACATTGATGGAACTAGCAACGACTCTACAGAATATTCTAAAGAAATTACCTCTTGGCCATTAATAAGCAAAGAAATAACATCTTTTCCTATTCTTAAATGAACAAGCATTGGTCTTGTCCACTCTCCTATATAGTATGTTTTATATTCAGAACCAATCTTAAGCCCAATAGAAGGACCGTCTACATAAATACCATCATTGGATGCAACTGGACCAATAATTCTTTTTACTTCATTTGAATAAGAGTTTACTCTAAGCCAAGTTTCTAAAGTATACTCTCTAAATTTCCCAGACTCATTTAGAAGTCCCGACCCAGGAATTATTAGAGATGGGTTTGACCCATTTGGATAAAGGGCAGTTAAACTTGATGTTCCATAAACAATAGGAATTCCTAAATTCTTTGCTTTTAACATGTTATCAGAAATCAAATAATACGCATCCAAATCTTGCAATCCGTAACATTTTGCAACTATTCCTTTTTGTGGAGCAATTGATATTGTTGATGGAATGTCTATAGGAGTAACGCCGAGAGAGGTTGAGGCAAACTCTTCCGACCACTGTCCAAGACTTATTCCATTAACTAAAAACACATCTTCGGTTTCTGAACCACCAACAAAATTAATTTTAAAAACTAGCCTAAAGTTTGTATCATCTGGAGGAGTGTCAAATGTTTCTGATATAAAAACCCAACTATTATTTATTACAGTATCATAATTTTTTAAATGTGTAACCATTTGTCCGCTTGTTGTATCTTCGTACTGATACCCTATTTCAAACCCAGAAATGTAAGAACTTTCAGAATAAAAATACCCTCCAACACAAAATGTTCTTAGGTACTCGTTTAAATCTTTTAGCCCCATTATGTCGTTACTTATTGCAGTAACAGATCCTAACTCGCTGTTTGTGGGAGTTGCTGTTATTTTACCCACATAACTATTTATAAATGGCTCATCTACTGATTGAGGGTATGCTTCATACGTACCGCCAATAATGGTCCAGTTTGAAAGGTTTCTTTGTGACTCTGAAATTAAAGAGACGTAGTCTGCACTATCATCCAAAGCCCATAAGCCAGTAGGATGCTCCGAGAACACCTTTTCTGCATATAGGTTGGAAGGACTAGACATAATGAGTCTATTTTACCACAGAAGACTACTTGTTTATTTTAATTTCACAATAGTCTGTTGTGCAGTATGCTTCACCCTGAGCCTCAAGATTATCCACACCATCATAAATTGCACTAAAGTCAATATGCTTTAGTTTACCAATATATGACTCATATTCTTCTTCAGTAATCTGAGTATATGGTTGCTGAGGATAAACAGTGTTTCCCATTGGTAGGAATGAGACCGCCTTTAGTTGTCCCTCGTACATATGAAGTGCTGGAACAACATGTTTTGACTCTGTTTCTTTATCAAATGAAAGTGTTACAGAAACACCATTATCTGACCAGTACTTCTGAGCAGTTGCAGCAAGTGCAATCTTTTCAAATAGAGTTACATCTTTTTCAGATCTTGGATGACCTGACTTAATTGGGAAATATACAACCGATGTATTTGCTGACACTACATCGTCTTCAATTGTATACCCCGCTGCTTTAAACAAATGCATCATTGGATCTGTGTTTCCAAACCTAACTGCACGAAGGAAGAAGTTTCCTCCAGGACCCCAGTGAACTCCAGGAGTTGCGCCAGAGAGAATTGAAACTGATCCTGATGGTTTGACTGTTGTTACACGAATTGACTCACGAACACAAAGCCACTCTGAGTAAGAATGATCGTATTTACGAATTGTTGTGTAGCCTTCGTCCATCCACTCACGGACTGCAGGCAAACCCTTTTGGTCTGCAAAGGATGCAATACCAGTTAGTGATGTACCAATACGACGATTACGCTGCATAATACCGTTTGTCTGCTGCCAGTGAGTTGGAACAAGCGTCACAGTCTTTCCATATAGGTATGCAAACTTCAGGGTACGCAGGAAGTCCTCCTTAGACTCATGACGATTCAAGTGCACTTCTACAAGTGTACATAATTCGTATGACTCCAATGGCTGCTCCGCACATGGGTTAAAGCCCATCACACGATAATCCTTGCCGTCTGGCGCATCCTTTAGTCTGCCATAATTACGAGCAACGTCAAGCCAGATAAAACCTGGTTCCCCGTTTTCTGTAATTAAATCAACATAGTCTTCATACTTGGTTCCCACCTCTGCTGAGATAGAGTTATTTGACATCCAGGCCCATCCTGGGTTTTCTGGATCAAAAGAGTTTCTTTCTGGGAAAACCTCAGAGTTCTTCAAATTCATAAACGCCTCATCTCCAGCACTGCCCAAAGCAAGGGTTGCAGAGCGACGAACATTTCCAGAAACTACACATGTTCCAATAAGATTTACTAGATCTACAATGGCACGAGAATCTAGGGTTTCTCCAGCCCTGGAGCCTATTACACGGTCAATCTGCTCATGCAACCTAATAAGAGGTGCAGGTCCTGATGCAACGCCTCCAAACCCCTTTATGGGGGCTCCTAGGGGCCTAATTAGGTCATAGTTAAACTTCTGTATGTTCTGGTTTGGTCTGAGATATGAATTTATCAAAACTCTCACTGATTCAACCCAGCCCTCACGAGTGTCTGGAATTTCATAAATCTGCTCTGGCTCTGTAGGGCTATAAATCAAGAAACCCTTGTCTTGACCGACAGTGTCAAACCCAACACCTATGCCTAGCATAAGTGCGTCCATGACCCATGCAAATAGGGCTCCTGGATCATTCTTGTCAAGGTCTTTTGTTGAAACCATTGCACAGTTTTGAAGTGCTGCAGAGTTCTTTTTCTCCATGGTCATAGGGGTTCCAAATGCCCACATTCCTCGTCCTGGTGGAGTCCACTTTAAGTTAAACATTCTGTCAAATGCTTCTTGTGCTGACTTTTGAGCCTTGTAATCATTCCATGGCAAACGATTTTCTTTTGCATGGTTTTTTTGAACCGAATACATACCCTCGATTACACGACGACAAACCTCATGCCATCTTTCTTTAGTTCCGTCCTCCTTCATTCTAGAATAAGTACGAATAAAAGTTATCTCACCAAGTGAGTTTTCTGCTGCGTCCTTAAATCCAAATGGACTTTCTGCACCCTTGTACTTTTCTATAAAATCTTCTGGAAGCCTAAAACTAAAAAAATCTGACATAATGTATATCGTCCTTTCAAAAACGGAATAAGTGTTAATTATAGCAGAGTTTTGTAAAAAGCAAAACTCTACCCCTAAAGTCAAAGTTTATGGTTTTATATTAAAACTATTTACCACTAAGGATATGGTTAAGTTCAATATGATTTATGTTCACATGTCTTGGAAGAGATGCAACCCACCTAATACTTTCTGCCATATCTTCTGCTGTTAATGCTATTTCTCTTTTTTCTTGTTGTGTGTCAATTGTCCCTGGACAAATTTCTGTTACTTTAATTCCATATTCTGGAAACTCTAATCTCATTGTATCGACCAAAGCCATCATTCCTCTTTTTGCATTAGTATAATTACCGCCAGATCTATATGCATATTTTCCACCCAAAGAACTAATAAAAATAATTGTTGGAGAGTCAGACCTTTTCATGCATGGCACAAACAATTGCGAAATATACATTGGTCCAGAGACATTGATATCGTACGCTCTTCTAAAGTTTTCCATTGTTTCATGAATTATATTAGTGGGACCAGACCCTCCGCCAGCATTATTAACTAACAGATCTAGAGTTATATCCTTATATTTTTCATAAAACTTTTTGATTTCTTCTGGATTAGTTATGTCTAGTTTATATACCTCTACACTATCAGAAACCAGTTCTGAAACTTTAGACAGGTCTCTCGAAACTGCAATAACTTTGTATCCATTTTCAGATAAAAGTTTTACAGTTGCATAACCAACACCTTTACTTGCTCCAGTAACTATTGCTGTTTTCACTTACATACCTGGTGATGTATTGAGTTCCATGTCATTATGAATCCAATGCCCAGGAACCATATATTTAAATCCAGACTTTACGGTATGTGCTGTATGAAAATATGGAGGAAATGCTGGAAATATAACAACACTGTTTGCTTTTGGCTTTACTCCAAAATTAATTGCTCCGTTTGCAACAGATACATCATAGTCCAGATCTACGGCTGGAGCAACTCCTTCAGAAAACCCTTCGGTGCTTGTCCAGCCACCGTTATAATCTTTTAACTGAAACGATATTTCTCCGCCCTCACAATCATCATTCAGATACATAACAAGAGAATATCTCAAAGTTTTGTCTCCATCTAATTGATCAAAATGTGCACCCATACCCATTCCAGTATTATATTTTTTTATGTTAAATGTTGGAAAGAGCCTTGGTTCATCAAAGTCTCCAAGAGAAGTAGCGTAGTCTTTGCAAACATTGTATAAGGCAGTCATTACTGAATCATAAATATACTTGCTTTTTTCTCCTACTACTCCACCAAGTTTGTTTATTGAATTAATATCAAATGTTTTTGTTTCTCCATAAATAAAGTTTTTATCATTAGAAGATGTCCATGGGTTCCAAAGATTAACATTAAGTTGTTCGTTTGACTCAAGAGAATCCAGTTCTTTTAATATGTTCTGGAAACTATCAAAATTTTCTATCACATCAGTATAATAATATACTTTCGGATCTAATATTTCTTTATTCATTTAACTCCTCCTAGTACCTATTTTTTTCATAATGATCTATTTCTTTAATAAACCCAACAAGAACATATCTAACAGGTCCTTCTCCCACATGCCTTACGCCGTGCTCGTATTCTTCGTTTCCTGGAAAGACAAGCAAGGTGCCTGGTTCTGGCCTTAACTCTATTCCCAATTTAGGGAAAAATAAAAGACCATCAATATAGTCATCATTTATATAGGCAATTGTAGCATATTTAATTGACGGATCAGTGTGCTGATCTGTATGTGACTTTAACTCTACACCTGGCTGCATTCTTTGAATTGTTGCCATACCGCTTAGATGTAAAGAATTGTCTGAATTAATGACCATATTGTTCAGTTTATTATACATAGGGTAATAAACTGGAAAGTCGGTTATGTTAAAATTTTTATCTTTCCAATTTTCTGTAATTTCAAACTTACCTTCAGCAACAAGATTTTCTACATCATCTCTTCCAAATTTTTGTAAACAAAACACTTTTAGATTGCTTAGATATTCCACTTCCCAATCTTCTTGCTGGCGACTATTTATAATTTCCCAAAGGGAGTTTAAAGTTTCTTTTGATAAAAAATTTTCAATAGAGATTAGTTCAGGAGTGATTTCTTTAAAAGCGAAGCCTTCGTCTTTTAAATGTTTTTTAAATAGTTCAATCATTTAAACTTCCTCGTGCCTGTACTTATTTCCATCTTTATCTAGTTTCCATCCTTGCTTTAACAACTCTTGCCACTCTGCTCTTTCAATTTCTTGCTGTGCTCTAGTCTCTTTCATTTCTTCTGCCCAGGCATCCCTTAATTCTTGTGGATATGCATCTTCTTCACGATCATCCCAGAATGATCCAATCGTATATCTAACACCCTTAGTAATAAGAGTTACTTCGTGCATATTGTTAAATCCCCCGTCAAATGCAGCAAGCATTCCAACTTTAGGCTGAATAGTTATTTCTTGATCTGGAAACTGCAAAAGTCCTCCCTCAAAACTATCATTTAAATATAAAAATGCTGCATACCGACTTCTAGTAAAAGCACCAGATTTTCCATGTTCGTCTGTATTATCAGAATGTTTTCTTGCATATGCGCCTGGCTCCCATTTTTGTGTGTGATATCCAATTTGAGAAATTATTTTAGGATCTAAGTCGTGAACACTTGCAACAGCATTAATAATTCCCTGTTTCATTTGTGAAAATATATCTGCAGGCAAACCCTCTGCAAGAACATGCTCGTCATCATCCTGTGGAAGAACAGAAGAATAAGATTCATAAAAAGATATTGGCATCCATGTTATTGTGCCAACCTCTGCATGCTTATCTAAGACCTTTACAAGTTTTGCAGCAGTTTCTGCATCAATAAAGTTTTCATAAACAACTATATCTTTAGTTATTCTATTTTTATTTTCTAGATTCATCTTATTCTAACTCCATTTTCTATTTCTACTCTTTGAGGATGAGCATCTCTAAATTTTTGCTCTAACTCTGGCTGCATAGATAACCAAACCTCTTTGCCATACTGTTTTTCTTTTTGGTACCACTCATCTGTTCCTTTTTGATATTTTTGCCAGTACATTCTTGACAAAAATTTATTATTTTTATATGCTGGCATAACGCCGTGAAGATACGGCATTCCATCTTCTGTCAGGTAGTCTGGATGTCCAGATGGGAAAACCAATAAGTCTCCTGCCTCTGGCTTATACTTTACAAGTTTATCGCCCATTGCAAAATCAATTTCTCCACCCTCATAGTCATCATTAAAGTATATAGTACAAGTTATAATAAACTTATATCCTGGAGCATCTCCTTGCTCTCTTTGATAATCTGAGTGATACCGCATTCCATATTTTTCTTCGTCATCACTTATACCGTACATACCTATTGTCCCACCCGTCCATCTCCAAAGTGGCACAAGGTTTCCATCTTCATCTGTAATTGTTGCATTTAAATCTATATCAATATTATGTCTTTTAATGTAGTCTTCTGTAACCAAATGAAAGTTTTCCATCATTTCAATAGCAAACTGTTTTTGATTTTCTTGAATTTCTGTACTTGTTATAATATTTTTTAAGTTACCATACTTCTCTGAATTATTAAATCCAGGAATTATAGGATTTAGGTAATCTCCAAAAATTGACCACTGTGACCAAGGACTAAAAATCCTATCCTCTGTTTCTGTAAGCGAATCCTTTAAAATTTTATAAGACTTCCCAATATCTTTAAACATGTTCTTATAAACAAATATGTATGGATATATTTCTTCTACTTCAAAGTTAGAGTCCATTTTATAAAATCCCCTTTTCTGGATCCCATGATCTTACTTCTTCCTCAGTTGGAAAAATTCTATAATACTCTTTGTTTTTGTCTGGTTTTATGTCTCCAGTATGTTCTAAAATTTCCCAAAAAAATGGGCATGTGTATCTCAAACCACTCTTTATTGTAGTGACTCCATGCACATAATTCATGTCTCCTGGGAAAAAATAGGCAGCACCTCTTTTTGGTTTAAATTGCACTTTCTGGTGCGGAAAATATAGTTCTCCACCTTCGTAGTCATCATTTAAGTAAAACAAACTTGAAAGATCATAGTTTGGAAAATCATTTGGCAGTCCAGCATCTGGCCCCTCGTGTAATTCTTTATCTGCATGCGGTTTTTGAAATTGACCTGGAAGCCATTTGACAATTGTTGTTCCAGTTGGCTGCACCTTAACTTTATAAAATTCTTCAACAATTGGTTTTAGTTTTTCAAATAATCCTGCAATAACTGGTGCTATTGCGGGATCATTTTTATCTAATGTTGGACTAGTTGCAACTCTATCTTTCCAATAATCAGAGTCATAAACTACAGTTCCATTTTCGTTTACATGGCTTTCTGTAACGTCCCATATAGTTAAATTTCTTGCTGAACTATCTAAAAAATCTATTTCTTCTTCAGTCATAAAATTTTCTAGTTCTACAATATTTTCTGGACCATGCCCAAAAAATCCTGAAGGTGTTAAAGATGGTTTTCTAATTACCTGAATGGCCTCATTTGGATTCATCATAATATTATATCACCTTTAGTATTATCTTTTACATAAAGCCTTAATGTTTTTACCTCATGAGAACCCAAACTTTTTCCTGTTTCATCAACAGCATCTCTGTACCAGTCAGTCCAACCCCCAGAAGAATTTATGACTTGTGCGGCACTTCCATAAGACATATTAGCGTCGAATCTAGACCTATCCTCATCTTTATATTCAACAATATTCATTACGCTATTGTTTAGATCAGTTAAAGATATTGGGATAATTGTTGCTACTGGGGTGCCTGCTTTTATTACAGTCTCAACATTTGCTTTTTTTGCTTTAATTGCAAGTGGTAAAGGGTTATCATAAAACGATGTGCTTATTAAATTAGACATAGTTTCAAAATTTTCATTAAAATAGTTAACTGGATTAATAGTTAAAATGCTTACGTTTTTTTCAGTTCTAAAAACTAAGCCAGTGTTAAGACTTATGGACGATTGGCCTCTTCCAGCATATGACCCTATTGGACTTTTAATTTTTATGTGCTGATCTGTCTGATCATTTATTCCATCCCATGTAAACACTATGTCTTCTGTACATGAAAGACTCCAGCCAATTACGTTAGCCTGAGTTACTGGAAAACAACGGTATGCGTGATTTTCTGATGTAGCATCCATCCAATCTCTTTTAATAGACATTGGATCTATTTTGAAGTTGCATCCTTGCATTTTTTCTACTGATATATTAATCATTATTCATTATCCCACTTTGGATCATACATATCTGGGGTGTGATACTTTTTGCTGTAATCAAGCATAGTTACAATAGAATATTTTGTTCCAGAATGAACTGGCATTGCTTGATGAGGATACATGAAGTTTGAAGGGAAAACATATAAATCTCCAGCCTTTGGCTTAATGTTCAAATCCTGTAATCTAAAAAATAATTCTCCTCCATCATAGTCATCGTTTATATATGCAACTAATGAAACGGTACAATTGTAAGAATAGCCATGATCGTGATGTTCCTTAAAGTGTTGTCCTGGACCATATTTTATAAAGTTAAAAGCCTCCCAATACTTTAGGGGCATAATGTTATAATCTCTGCGATAGTCTTCAACCGCTGCTAGTTGAGCATCGTAAACATCTTGCCAGATCGCCTGAAGTTTTAAAGAGTCTTCTCCCTTGTCTGCTTCTATGTCAGTTTTCTTAAATTTAAAATCAACGCAATCTCTATAGTCTGGCATTAACTGCTGATAGCCAACGTACGCTGGCATCCAGTGATATCTTTTTCCTTCTGAAGACACTTCTCCATATCCAGCAACAGAGCCAAGAGTACTCTCTAGTCTATTTATTAAATCAAACTCTTTTTTAATAACTCCTCTATAGCAAGTTATACCGTTGTCAAGACTTTCTTTTTCTGTCCATGTTTGCATTTATATCTCCTATTTATACTCTCTGCGTGACCAAATTTTTTTAATATAAACTCCACCGTCGGGCTGACGATAGAACTTTGCGTTATCTACCATTTTACCATATATAGAAGATTGATCCAGTATCTCTATGGTGTGGTCCCAATTTTCTCTTTTAAAAGGAAGGATTTGTAGATATGGAGTTCCTGCTGGAAGTGTTCCTTCCCAGCCATCTGCAACAAAGAACGGAAAACTTCCAAGTAGATGAACCTTATCAGAATCAACAATCCCAGTTGTATTTAAAAATGGAAGATCAAACCTGTTCATTGGTGTCATAAATAGTGCACTGTATCCCTTTGGTAACTCTAGGCCCCATGGGGAACTCCATGCAAAGTGATGCCGATAATATCCTTTGGGATGCTCAAACTGTGGCATTGGAGGTCTTTGAGTACAGAAATCTTTATATCTAGAATCATTAATGGTGACATTTATTATGCCCTGAGAATTTTTAGAAAATACCAAATCACAAGGAGTTTTAAAAAGATATCCAGTTGCAAATGCGTCCATAATTGCTGGGCAGGCTTTCCATGTTGGCACCTTTCCATAATCATCTGTTGTGCCTTCTTTTGGAAATGGACAAACCTCTTTTGTAGCCTTGTAGTATTCTCCATTTGGCATTTTTGCAAACCTATCTGCATCTTTATACCAATCTGGTATTTCTTTTTGTGTAGGAACAGGAACAGAAATATCTTCTTTATTTATCCAAGGCCTAAATGACGTAAACTTTGCAATCAGAGACACTATTTGTGTCCTAATTCATTAATGTCTGTCATTACGACAACACAATACTTTGTTCCCTTTTTCATTGGCAAAGATGCATGCTCATAAATATAGTTAGATGGACACAAAAGAATGTCTCCTATTTTAGGGGTGTGCGTATAGTTTTCAAATCTTGGAAATCTAATTTCTCCACCCTCGTAATCATCATTTAAATAAATTACTGCAGAAACGGTACAGTTATAATGAGGGCCATGATCAGCATGAATATTAAAGTGTTTGCCCTCACCTTCATACTTTACAAAGTTAAATGCTTCATAGTAAACTACATTGATACCCCAATATCTTGCATAGTCATCAACACATAATTTTAACTTTTGATATATTTCTTCATGCAGATCTAGCAATTCTGCGTTATTCTCATCTCTTGGACCTAAATTTTCTTGTTTATATTTAAAATCTACACAGTCTCTTGCTTTCTTAACTGGGACATTCGATGTAGTTACCATTGCCTCAGACCATTTATGCCTTTTGCTACCATCTAGGTTTGATTCAAGAATGTTTATATATCTTTCTGAATCTTCTTTAGAGAATGTGTTTCTATATAAGTTTATTCCTAATTGTGGATTTTCAACTAATATGTTGTCTCCAATTATTCTTGATTGATACCTTTTTAAAGATGTTTCTGACCTATCTTTTGTAAACCACTGATTATCATTTTCATCATATATCTCCATAAAACTAACCTTTCTTTTATCTAACTATTATATCACTTTAATATATTTTCTGCTTTAAAATAGTTTTATCAATCTTTGTGTTTTGGCCACTTATCAATTGGACATCCAGCATTAGCAAGTTTTGTTTTAAAAGTCATAACGCATCCACATTTTTTACATTGCTTTGTAGTTTGAATAAAAAACTCACAAGATTTACAAATGTTCATTCTATAATCAATAACAGACTGATCACTTATCTGTTTATCAGGATCTAATAAATGCCAAGGCCTGGAATCGCCTAAAGATTTCTTCCAGTTTTCCCAGGCAGACATTTTAATTACCTTCTAAAAATTGTTCACCATTCCAAATCCAGCCTATTTTTGGAACATTATCGACATTTATTGGAACCAATGTTACTTCTGATTGAAATGCTGCTTTAAGTTTGTCATCATTTTGATCATTTTTAACATTATATAGTATAAGTACTATGGTATTTTCTACAAGAACAGAGTAAGTTGTCATTGATGACCAGTCCCAGTCTTCTGATCCTTCTGGTACAAATCCTCCAGAAAAAGATTCTCCGTCCCAGATTGCAAATGGAACTACAGAATCTCCATATTGGGTTGTAACCATTCCAGTAATTGGAATTTGATTTTGAATAGCATTCGAAAGAAGTTCTAGTTTTGCCTCTTGTCGAATGTTATATTTACCAATAACCTCCCAATTTTGATCAGATGCCTTTACTACTAGTGCATAGTTCATACTGTCTCCTCTGTATCTATTAATTGTATCATACTTTGTTTTATAAGGTTTTGCGTATTAACCATGACAGCCTCCGCATCCACCATAGCCTCCTCTACAAGTTCCAGTCTTTGCCCAACTACAGGAAGCATTAAATGTTGGGAAGAACGGGAAGAACGGTGGGAAGAACGGTGGGAAGAATGGGAAGAAC